TGTATCATCAGTATCGACAACAGCAATCATGCCATCAAGAATAACTTTGTTCATTGAATCGCCTTCAACTTTAATTGCTAGCAGATTCTTCTTTCCGTATTTATTGGCAATTCTATCAGGCACATCAATAGTTCCAATAACATCTTCTTCGGCTCCATCGGGCATTCCAGCAAACAAATGAGAATAAATAGGAAGATTTAAAGAATGAGTTGGCTTTAAGGAAACTATATTAGATGTATCGAAACCAAGAACTTCATCTGGACTTATTTTGAAATAATCAGCAATGATTCTTGCATAGGATAGAGCGATATCCGAACCGTTTTCCCAACGGGAAATCATGCTTTTACTAATTTTGGTCTCATATTTCTTATTCAAAATATCAGCCAAAGCCTCTAATGATAAGTTTTGTGATTCACGTAGTTTTTTTAATTTATCTGCAAACATTATTTAGGGTTCCTTTACAGGGAAAGTATATCATAAAGTGTTCCTTAATAGGAATAATTTTGTTGACACAAAGAAAAATCTGTTATATGCTATATATGTTCCGTTAAAGGAACAGAAAGGAAATCAAATGACAAATAGGGTTAGAGAACCATATTTAGAACTTAAAGGTTGGTTGGTTGAACATAATGTGAAACAATCAGAAGTCGCTAAAGTCCTTAATACTTCTAGCAATTACATTAATAAAAAAATTAATGGTACTGGTTCAGATTTTACATTGTTAGAAGCACGTAAACTTGTTAAACATTTTGGAATGCCTGGGTCAATTTTTTTTACAGTTCTCGTTCCGATAAGGGAACAAAATAATTTACAATCAGCATGAAAGGAGGTCACACAGATGACCATTGTAGAAGCAATAAAAAAAGCACAAAAAACGACTGGAACAATTAAACGGGAAAGTGATCCTATTTTTTTGTACCAGCCGACCAATAAAACAGACTGTACAAGAATGTTTACGGTTGATAAAGGCTATCAAGGAAAATTGTATTTCAATTTTATTTCAAACCGCTGGAATCCAGGTCTGAAGGATTTCTTAGCAGACGACTGGATCGTAGGCGAAAAGCTGAATTTGGATGAAGCCTTTTTAGAGCCTTAAACATTATTGAAATCAGTCGATAAAGAAACATCTGTAACCCTGTTGCTGCCGTAATGAACTTCAGCTCCAGGGCAATTAGCAATAAATTCACTTTTCAGCGAGGTTTGTGTTTCTTCAAATGATAAGCCTGATACTTTAGTAATACTTTCAGCATCAACATGAGTTGGCAATTGCTTATCAAATACCAAACTGTGAATTGCGCTTAAAACTATTAAATCATTCTGATTCATTAAATTAACTTCCTTCTATAAATTTCAGCACTGTGATGCTGATAACTAATTATCATTCAAATCTAGGTTCGAGAAAAAAAGAAAGGAGGGAACTATATGCGAGATCTTAGGAATTTAAATTCTAGATCTTTATTGAAAATCGATGAAGCATCAGAAATTTATTTTCATGTGCAGCATGCCAATAATGCTCAATACGATTTTTTTAGAAAAGTTCCATCGATATTAGTCAACGGGCATCCACGTTGGCAGGTAAAAGATATTGATAAATATCTGGAAAGGAATAAGCAATGAAATTTCTTAAACATGAAAAGGAGATCGATCGGATGGCAACGAGTCACAATCCTAGTTATCTGAAAGGGCTAAAAGACATGAGGAACACTGTAAAGGCTGTTTTAGACAGCGAAGAAATGCCATTCGATCTTTATTACTTAATCGTTAGAAGAATGGATGAAAGAGTCGAGGCAAACAAATGAACGTATTAAATTTAGAACTCACGATGTTAGCAGCCGGAGCGGTTGCTGGAATCTGTGTCTCATTAATCGGCATGGCAATCGTGCAATGGAAACTATCGGGCATGACTTTAAAAGAATTTTTTCAAGGAGCCGAATGACTAATGGAAGCAGTCAGACTTAACAGCTTTACTAAAGAAGAAAGCAAAGAAAAGATTTTACAAAAAGCCAAAGGCTTAAAACAAGGTCTTGATCTTTTCAAAGCTTCGTTAGATAAAGCCAAAAAACAACAAAGACCAATCATAGCCACTTATTTAGAAACAGGCGAACAGGTTGAAATCGAATCGGTTTCAAAAGCTAACAAAGCATTTCACAGAAACATTAATTACGCTTTGAAAAACGGTAAAGCGATTCAAGGTTACAAACTTTCATACAAATAAAAAACTTCCGACTGCAATCGGAAGAATTAAGAAAATCACGAGGTAATTATAGCATGAGTAACGAATTACAGATTGTTGATACAAATGGTGAAGTTTTAAGTATTGATAATGTTATCACAAAGTTAAATGACAAAGCCCATTTAGCTTCATTAGCAGACGAACAGATTGAACAACTTGCTTATATTGTGCAATCAATCAAATCGCCAACAAAAAAGATTGATGATGAGCTGAAAACAAGGCTGGTTAAAGGTACCCAGTTTAATCACATCTCACTAACGGAATATCAACGTACTACGATTAAAGACACTGAAGAAAATCGAAATACCTTTTATAAGAAATATGGATTAGATGCATTTGTGTTTAGAACACCAGCACAGCTTAAAAAGAAATTCGGAGAAAAGATTGAATCAGATATTAATCAAGCCGCTAAAACAGATATTTCGCAACGAGTCAAGTTTGACTAAAGGAGAATTCAATGGCTTTTATTAACGCGAAAGACTACACCACCAAAGGCGATATGTATTTGATCTATGGGGAAGGCGGAACTGGTAAGACGACAACGGCTTCTTATATTCCTGGAAACAAAATCTTACTGCCCTTTGATATGTCTTTAAACCATGTGATTGAAGACTTTGATAACACACAGATCTATGAAATGAACAGTGACGAAAAACGATCTTTAAATGTATTTTTGCCTAAGTTCATTAAAAGCTATGGCTTTAATGAAAAGGTCGATGCCTTGATATTGGATAACGTCAGTTTTCTTTATTCAGAGATCTTAGAGATCTATTCAAAGTCCAGTAAGAGCAATTACGATATCTATCCCTTACTACAATCATTTTTTGCTGAATTGGCCAATCTACTAAGAGAAACCGGCAAGACGATTTACGTCACGGCTTGGGAATCAGTAATAGACGAAACCGATCCAGTCGGAGGCAAGCTGACCCGCTTTATGCCATCGATTAAAAACGAAATTGCCAGAAACAGTTTTCTTGGCTTATTCGATGTTGTTGGCAGAATTACCAATAACAAAGGCAAACGATCGATTCAATTAGCATCCGACCAGCAGACCTATGCCAAAAACCGATTGGACAAGCGCTTAGAAACACTACCAGAAGAATTATTTGAAACAGTTAAAGAAGAAAAGACAGAGGAGAAAGCATCATGAGTTTTACACACCATATTGAAAACGGACAGGGTAACAGATATCTAAACGAAGGCGGCAAATACAACGTAACCATTCTAGAAGATTACCAAGCTCAAAAGAGCCAGAACGGAGCCGCTGATACGATGACGCTTAATTACCGGGTATTAGACGGCGAACATGAAGGGGAACTGATTCCTTTTGATAGTTTTTACAATACGGAAAAAGCTGCCTGGAAAATTGATGCCTTGTTAAATGCTGTAGATACTGATGGCAAGTCTGATAACTACAGCTTTCAAGGAGACGGCTTAAACCCGGTCGCTGAAGCAGTGATTAATAAACAGATCAATGTTCAAGTTGGCTGGCGTCAAGTTACTAGAGGAAAGAACGCCGGGAAGTATTTTGCCAATATCAGCCAGTACAATCCTAAACAAGCTTCTTCACAGCCAAATGGAGAAATGCGTCCCAAAGCAGATACAGAAGATACAGCTTCAATCAATCAAGGCGTCGATCAGGCTTTAGAAAATCAGACGACCGGTGATCCAGTAATGGACAACTTGCCATTTTAAGGAGCTGTAAATGGCAGAGATACATTGGATAAAACTCAAAACCACGATGTTCGATGATGAAAAGATCCGTCTTATCCAATCTGTACCTGAATCTGATTCGATTTTAATTATCTGGATTAGATTACTAGTTCTTGCTGGGAAGACTAACGATGATGGCCTTATCTATATTCAAAGAAACATGCCTTATACCGATGAGATGCTAGCTACTTTATTTAATAAGCCCTTAAACGTTGTCCGCTTGGCAATTACGACCCTTAACAAATTCAACATGATTGATATCGGCCAAGACGGTGTGATTGCCATCACCAATTGGGAAAAGCACCAAAACATCGACGGCATGGAAAAGGTTAGAGAACAGAATCGCATCAGAAAGCAAAGGCAAAGGAAAAAAGTTCAGCTTCCTTTTTTATTAGAAAGTAGTCACGTGACATCACGTGACAGTCACGCAACAGATACAGATACAGATACAGATACAGAATCAGATACAGATAAAAACATTATGTCAGGCAAGCCTGACGAATCATTGTCACCAAACATTACAATTGCTAAAAAAGCCCTGAATTATTTCAATGAACAAAGCAATCGAAAGTTCAATCTATCAGCAAAGAAGAATACCAAGCCGATCATCGCCAGGCTAAACGAAGGCTTTAGTCCTGAAGACCTAAAGACCGTAATCGATCGAGCCTGTTCACATTGGAAAGGCAAAAGTGAATACGAACAGTTTCTAAGACCGGAAACAATCTTTAACGGCCGCTTTGATGAAAGACTGAATAACACGATCAAATGGGAATACAAGCAGGCTGATGTTAAACAAAAAGAAATTGCGATTGATTACGACCATTTAGATAACAATAGTGACCATGTTTCTAACGACGAAGCTTTAGAAGCCTTAAAAAGATTGAAGGCTAACAGCTCATGATTATCCGTAAGCAAATTAAAAGAATAGACCAACGCATCAATGGATATAAGTTTGATTTTCAGTTTGCCAAGTCAAAAGAAGAGAAGGATAAATTTGTTCACTTCATTACCGAATTAGAAATAAAGAAAAAGGCTTTATTGGAAAGGCAAGAGAAACATGTTCGCTAAAGAATATAAAATCAAAGCCGTTCCAGCATCCAGACCTAAAATACCTAGATACGGGCATCCGTATTATCCCAAAAGATATACAGAATTTAGAAAAAGATGGTTAGAAATCACTAAATCCGATTGGCCGGCCATTCAAGCAGAAATGGAAAATACAGAAGAATACGAATTTTCCTTTGAATTCTGGTGTGCTAAACACGCAAAGTCGGATCTAGATAATGTGGCCAAGGCTTTAGAAGACGAATTAGTTAAAGCGGGTGTGATCTTAGACGACAACCTGATCGTAGTAACTAGGGCAAGAAAACATTTCAATGCCGGTTATGACGCAATAAAAATATTTATCAGGAGAATTAAATAATGGAAAATTTTGAATTAGTACCAGTAGACAGCAATTCACAAACAGAAAGCAAGGCTAACGGATTATCGTTAGTTGGTTCTTATGACCAGATTCAAGTTAAAAATGGAGCGATCAAGTTAACTTTAGAAGTCCCACTAAAAGATAATCTATCAAAAATCGAGCGTTTGTCTAATGGTGTCAATCAGACAGCAGCTGTTTATATTCAATTTAGGCAAGATGAATTAGAGGTGGATTGATGAAAATCGATCTAACTAAATTAAATACAGCACAGCTTAACTATATTCATGGTGTGATTGGTCATTTTATAAATGTGAAAACAGATGGCAGCCATGAAAAACCAATAAGTAAGATCGATATACCTAATGAAGCATTGTCTAAGTAATTAGTCACTAATAAGAAAGGAGAGCCAATGGAACAAATCAGTTTGCTGGACGAGGTCGATGAAAAAGCCACGATCGAAAATGTCAGATCATTCTTCAAGTCAAATCATAATCGCCCCAGTAGATTCGAGCGTTTAGTCGCTCAAGCCGGGACATCGACCGATGATTTAAAGTCTTCGATCTGGTCGGATATGCCTAAATCCGTTTCAGTTGAAAACTCCCAAGAAAACAAAGTCTTTCGCCGTATGAAAGCTCAAAGCCAGTTACAAGCCTGTCTTCTATCTATTAAAAACATCCCCTTAAAATACCGTCGTTTATTTATCAGCTATTACGTCGATAACATCTATCACGATCGGCAGTGGACTGATGTTTCTACTGCTCATGGTTATAGTCGAACAGAAGCCAACGAACACATGAATAAAGCTCTGCTCTGGTTTGCCGATGCCTATGTAGGAGAATACGACTTTCACATTTATAAAAAAGCGGACAAACACACTACAAACGTAGGTCTTGCATAGTACAAATAATTTGTATATTAGTAGTATCGAAAGATTAAAGATATGAAAGTTAATATTTATACGAAGGATATGTGCCCGCAATGCAAAGCTACTAAGCGCTGGCTTAACGAACACAATATCGATTATCAGGAAATCAACACAACGAACGACCAAAACGCCATTAACCATTTAAAAAGAATTGGTGTTGAAAGGTTGCCGTTCGTTGTTACTGATAAAGGCAATTCAACAGGGTTTCAACCCGCAGTATTAGAAAAGCTAGTCTAACGACCGGCTTTTTTTATCGCTCCGATTTGCGTATCTGTTTTAGTGGTCCAATTCGGGCTTTTTATTTTGGAGAAAATACATATGAGTGAACATGAAGAATTAAACGAATTAAAACGAAAATATAACATTCTAAAAGCAGATTACAGCGATAAAGCTTACAAATATTTCCAAACTGAAAAAGCAGGCTCTTTTATTAACGGATTTCTTTGGGCATTGTTCATCGTTGCCTTTTTGAATTGGATTTTTAAATGAAATGGACTAAAGACATCTTAGAGAAAGCCAAGTCATTAAAAGATCAAGACTTAAGTTATCCCAAGATAGCCAAAAAACTGAATAAAGAATTTTATATCTCAGTTTCGGCCAGTTCTGTCAATCATGCCTTGCTTGATTATCAAAGAGGCAAATATCATTTTGCTGATGAAAGACAAAAGGGCAAAGAAGACTTTTCCAGTAAACAGAACTTTGATGATAACGGCAATGTTAGTTCGATTGACTTTAATCTAAAGTTTGAAGATTTCAGACAAACTTCTAGCAAGAAGCCAGCAGATATTTTAAGATTTGCCGGTTACGATCCATTGGATTGGCAAGTATCAAATGTTGTTAACAATGATTGGTCAGTCACAAATGGTAATGGCGAAAAGTATTGGAATCATCAAGTAAAACTTTCCGTTCAGCCAAAGACTAATGATGATCTATCAATTGATGAATTAATCAGCTTGTTTAATGAAAAGATTGAGCCAGTCAAAGTTATTAAATCTAATGTGCATGGCAAGAATAATTTAGTGATTGCCTGTTCTGATTTTCATTTTGGGATTACGAAGTTTAAAGATGTTGAAAATCGTTTAGTTGAACTAATCGATTTAATTCATCGTGGTTGGAAACAGATTGTTATTACCCAATTAGGCGATCTATTACATTCGGATGCTTTAAATACTTCTAAGACAACTAAAGGAACCGAATTAGATCCGATTGATTTTGTACAAGCTGTTAGAGATGCAGAACGCTTTATTTTTCCGATTATTGAAGAATCGTATAAATACTCTGATTCAATGCAGATGTTTAACATCAACGGCAATCATGACGAAACAACCAGCTTTATGTTTCAAGAGATGTTAAGAGCTAAATATCCGGAAATGGATATAAAAGTCAACAACAGTTATCGAGAAGCTTTTGTTGTTGGTAAGTCAGTCGGCTTATTAGCCTTGCACGGTCATGCTGCTAAAACCAAGGCACCGATGTTGTTTGCGACAGAATATCCTGATATCTGGTCTAAATCAACTTATCGCATGGTCTTATATGGTCACTTTCATAAAGAAGTAGTTAATGACGACTTTGGTGTAGTTGAACATCAAGTAGGAACATTTAAGAAAAGCGATCCTTATGAAAGCAAAAACGGTTATACGATGGCAACCAAGAAGATGGAATGCTTTGAGTTCGATGACCAAACGTTAAAGGATATTCATTATATATAGAAGGAAAACTATAAACCAGACGAAAGCTGTCATGTCGGTAAACGCAGCATACATATTATGAATAAACAAATTAAACAATTGAATAAATATCCACCATTAATATTCGTTGATGTGTATGGCAAAGACCATTCGGTCGTGAATATCAAAGAATTCTATTTATATAACCAGAGCTTAAATTGTTATTGCTCTGGTTTTTTATATGGTCAAGCAGAATTAACAAACGTGCCAACAAAGATAAATGAAGTTGAATTACAAGCAGCAATTAGAAACGGATTCAATTGTGATGAAAGGTGGGTGATTAAATGAAGAAACGTATCTATAAAAAGTATCGAAAATATCTAGACAACTACCTTGGATTCAATGGTGATGATAAACACTATGAATACTGCAAACGATTGAATAGTAGTTCCTTTCAAAGAGAATTAAATCACTATTGTGTTCTGTTTGATAAGAGATATAAAGCAAATGAGGAATTAAATGAAAATAATCATTGAAACAAACGATTTAAAAAAGCCAGCCGTATACGTGGATGGCAAGAAGATAGGCAACATCCAAGATATTCAATACAGATGGTTAACTGATACAACAGAAATCAATACAAAGATGGTGCGTGTGCGGTATCTAGATGAGAATGACGATCTTAAAGTAAAAGAGTTTGGAATTAGTCAAGGCGTTGATTCGGTAGAATACGGTAACTAAATGCGATACAAGGTATGTCACAAGTATGGTTGCAACAATCTAATTCCTTACAGCCAAGATAATCCGTATTGTAATGAACATTCTGATTTATACAAACCGTTTGTTAAACCAAAGCCAACGTATCAACGTAAACAATCACAAAGACAATACAATCGCTTCAAGCGTGACAAGGAAGCTAATAAGTTTTATCACACTAAAGCATGGTCGAGTTTGTCACTTGCAATGAAACAACGTGCAAATTATACGTGTGAATGTTGTGGTAGAACGTCAACAAAACAAGGTTACTTGGTAGTTGACCATATTGTTCCAAGACGGATTGATAAGAGAAGGCAATTAGATAAAGACAATCTCTGGGTAATCTGTAAACGATGTCACTTCTATAAGGGATTACTTGAAAAGAAAGTCTATCAAGAAAATTTGTTTATTGAAAACATTGACGCTTCAAAAAAATGGAATGAAAATCAATGCCGGCAATGGATACTTAACGAACAAAATTCTTAAAAAAATACCCCCGGGCCGGTGTCTTTCAGGAAGAGCGCACACATTGGAGTCCAGATTTTTTAAAAATGCAGAAATTAAAAACTTTTTTGTCGTTATTTAGGGGGTCAAAATGCTTTTATAACGGCTTTTTGATATTTCAAAAGGTAACACCAGAAAATACGAAAGGAGGGCTTAGGTTTGGTAAATAAGCGACACGCTGGAAGGAAAAGAACGATTAGCGTTGACAAAGAAATTCGTTCAGATCAAAGAGAACGCAATCAAGAATTTCAAGACAAACAAAGTGGCCTAGAAGACATTCACATCAGCCCTCCCGAGCATTTAGACCATATCGGGACACATTTATGGCGTACTTTGGTGCCCGAATTAAGAAAAATCGGGACAATTAAGCAAATCGACCACGTCAGTCTTGAAAGTTTTTGTTCTGCCTATTCTTCTTATCGATTGGCCGAACAAGATATTAAAGAAAACGGGATTTTTATTAAAAACGAAGATGGTTCTATTAATCGTACGAAGAAAAATCCGGCTGTTGCGATTATGAACGACAGTATAAAGACCTTGAAGTCGTTATCTGCTGATTTAGGGTTAACTTTCGATGCTCGATCAAGTCAGCTGGTTCCGACACAATCACCTAGTAAACAAGAAAGTTCTAAAACTCCACTGGGAAAGGTTGAATTCTAATGAAAGAGTTTAATTTAGTCGGAGTTAAAGACATCAAAGCTGCTGTTAAATCAGAAAGACGAAGATTTAAACGCTATGTAGATAAATATCAGGATTACGCAACTCGATACGCTTTTGATGTTTTGTTTACAGACGACTACGAAACTGGTCGGGACGAACAACTGGCGTGCTTTAGGCATTTACAAGATTTAGGAAGACAGAAAACGGCTGATTTTCCTTACGAATACAATCTTGATTACGTAAATGCAATCGAATACTTCGCCCGAAATATTCCGGATCCGACCGATATGGAAGTTTTAATAACTCCGTTTGAGTTTGAATCGTTCTGCCTTGACAGTTTAATCGGCTGGAAAAACGTTAAAACGAAAGGTACCCGCTTTCATATAGGATATATATCCTTTGCCAGGCAACAAGGTAAAACGTGGATAGCTGCTATTTTGATTAACTTCTATTATTTCGTGGTTGGTTGGAACGCAACGGCGCAAGATTTCTTGATTGCTAGTTACGATAACGATCATGCCGGCAAGCTGTTCGATTATGTTTCCCTGCAGGCCAAAGTTATTTGTAAATTATCGGATTTTAAAGCCGGTGCCAAAGAAAGGGATGTCGATGTGCAAGCTCGACAAGTTATCGGCCATAACAATCGGAGTACGATTCGAATGGGCTCATCACAAGCGGGTGGTTTTGATTCTAAACACAATTTAATTGCTGTCTATGATGAGTTTGGCAATATGAAACCTAAATACAACGAAAGTATCAACCAGATTATTTCCGGACAGAATTTTCCTAACGCTTTATTTGTTGCCATCTCAACGGCTTACCCAGACGTAAAAGTCAGGTTCAAAAAAGACCAGGACAGCATTAGGCAATTGATCGAACAAGACAGTAAACGCGAAGGTGATGAAACTTTCATGGTTATCTATAAACAAGATAGTGAAGAAGAGGTTTATAAACCTGAAACGTGGGAAAAATCTAATCCACTGCTTCGATCGCCTAAATTACACGATAAATGGTTAGAACATTTAATTTCTTTGCGTGATGAACAGGAAAGAGCCGGTGATCTGGCTTCTTTTGCCAATAAAACCATGAATTTATGGTCGAAAAAATTTCAAGACAGTTTCCTTTCTCTTGAAAATATTCAAAAAAACATTGTTGACAGCTTCAATATTAGAAATAGAGAAGTTTACGTTGGCTTTGATGCCAGCCAATCGAACGATAATACGTCTTTCGGCTTTGAATATCCTTACGTTGACCAGGCCAAAAAGCATATTTTTCATTTTGAACAGTTCAGTTTTATCCCGTTTGCGCAGGCTAAAAGCATTAAATCTAAGGAAAAACAAGACGGATTGTCTTATAGAGAGCTTGAAAAACAGGGTTTTTGTCAAATAACCGATAATCCACACGGAATTATTGACAAAGATCAGGTTTACCACTGGTTCGAAAAGTTTGTTACTAAAAACAATCTCAAAATTAAAGGAATTTTATTGGATCCGAACCTTGCGGAGTGGCTCGTTAAGAAATTAGAGAACGATCATCCCGATTGGCCGATTATGACGATTAAACCAACTTCACAAGTTTTGTCGAATCCGACTAAAGACTTGCAAAGCCAATTTATTAATGGCTCGGTCACGATTTTAGATGATCCGATGTTAATTGATGGATTAAATAATTCGATGCTGGTCGAAGATCGTGGTGGTGCTGTCAAAGTTGATCGATTAAATCGAACAAGTGAACATATTGATACGACCGATGCGATTATCAATGCTCATTATTCTTGTCAATATTATTTCGAGAATTTCAAAGATGAGAATTACAACCCGATCAATGATATGGACAGCGAAGGGAAACGAGACTATTTCAAGGGGATGTTTGGATGATTAAAAACTTCAAAAAATTAATAACAGATTATTTCACAGTCATATTATTCATTACTGGAATCGTGCTAATCGATATTGGCACGATTTTTTTTAACAATATTTTCGGGATTATCGTTACAGGTATTTCGTTAATAGTGATGGCTGTAGTTTCCGATAAAGAAAGGGGGTAATGATAATAAATGGGTTTAATGACAAAAAGAGGTAGTCACAAACCTCGAGATATGACACTTCCATCAACACATGGATATGATCCGGTTTTCACTCGAATAAGTGGCATACCGGTCGGTTATGTTGATGCTTCGGCTGCCTTAAGAAACAGTGATATTTACAGTGTCATTAATCGAATATCTAGCGACATAGCTGCTGCTAAATATGTCACAGAAAATACTTACGTTGCGAATCGACTAAATCAACCTTCCAAGCTGATTAGCCGGTTTTCTTTTTGGCAAGGTATTGTCGTGCAATTGCTCTTATCCGGAAATGCTTATGTTCCCTTGGATCAGCCTTTCTTACAACAGATACCACCGTCTTCGATCATCAGCATCGACACGTTGAGTAATGGACAAGGGGCAATTTATACGATTGCCGATTATAACGGTGTTCCTGGTCGAACCTTGACACAAGATAAAATCTTGCATTTTCGTTTGATGCCAGATGCCAGTTACCAGTATCTAGTTGGCATGTCGCCTTTAGAAAGTTTGGCCAAAGAATTAACCGTTTCAAAGGTTAGTGCTGACCAAAGTCTTAACTTGATTCAAAATCGAATCACTCCAACGGCAGTTTTGAAAATTAATAACGCTTTGCTTGAACCAAAAGACCGTGATACCGCTCGTGAAGAGTTTGCTAAGGCAAATAGTGGCAACAACAACGGCTCTTTGATGGTACTGGATGAAAACGCCACTTATAGCCAGTTTGAAATGAAAGCCGATGTATTTAAAGCCTTAAACGATAACGCTGCTTATTCTGCCGATCAAATTACTAAGGCTTTCGGGGTTCCGATCGATGTTTTAGGAGGTGGGAACTTAACTGAAAGCCAACACAGTAATATCACGCAGACAAAATCCCAGTATTATGACAACTTAATTAGTTATTCTGCTCCGATTCTTAGTGAAGAAGCTTTGAAAATGAGTGCTCCCGATCTTGACCTTGATCTTCAATATGTCGATTCGGCTACTCGAATTAATCAAATTAATTCAATGGTCTATAACGGTGCGATTACACAAGCACAAGCACAGTTGTTGTTAATGAAATACAAGATTTTGCCTGTTGGCATTCCTGACACAGATCAGGGGAAAGGAGACGATGATTCATGAATTTAAAGGTTAATGGTTTGATTACCAATGATGATGACGCACCTGTTTATCGTGATTGGTTCGGAATGTCTGCCATATCCCCAAGCGATATTATCGATCAGCTTCCGACTACCGGAGAAGATGTCACGGTGGAAGTTGCTTCCGATGGTGGTGAAGTCGATGCAGCTACTCAAATAGCCGGTGCTTTACAGCAATACAAAGGCCAAGTTAATGTTCAGATTTTATCGAACGCTTATTCAGCTGGAACGATCGTTGCAATGGGCGGCAATAAAGTTCAGATGGCTGCCGGTGCGAAAATGATGATTCATAATTCGGCTGCAGGTGCTGATGGCGATTATCACGATATGAACAATGCTTCTGAAATGCTTCAAAAAACTAATCAGTCGATCGCTGCCATGTATGCCGAGAAAACCGGTAAACCGGCGAGTGATTTTCTAGCCTTGATGGATAAAACCACCTGGCTAACGGCTGACGATGCCATTGAATTAGGTTTGGCCGATGAAAAGATTAATTCTAATCCGGTTACGGCCACTAATTCAGTTAACAAACTAGTTCCAGTGAATGCAATCAACAAATTAAAAGGTCTGATTGCAGAAAACAAAAAACTTAAACAAATCAATGAGAGCCAACCTAGTGAACACGAAAAACTCGTGCAAGCCAAGCTGGCTCTTTTAAATAAAGGAGATTTTTAATGAATAAGAAAATTTTAGAAGACAAATTCCGTGAGGTTAGCTCTAAAGCTTCCGATCTGGCTGTTAAATTACAGAACGCTGTTATCTCTGATGACTTCAAGCCCGAAGATGTGGCAAGCATCAAAAACGATCTTGCAGCTGCTAAAAAGCAAAGAGATGACTTAGATGGTTTGTTAAAGGACTTTAAAGAGCCTGAAAACAAAAACGAAGGCGAAGAGCCTAAAGACGATAAAAAAGTGAATATTCTTGATAACAGTAAAGAGACTAAGAAAGCCGCAGCCGTAGAAAAAGCTAAAAAGGCTATTAACTTCTTCGTTCACGGTAAAGGCAAAGCCGTAGACGATGCAAGTGGTGTTACTTCTACCACTGTTTCACCATTAATCCCAGAAGAGATTATTTATAACCCACAAGCCGAAGTTAATTCAGTTGTTGACTTGTCTGCTTTGATTACAAAGACACCGGTTAATACTGAAAAAGGTACTTATCCAATTTTGAAGCGTGCCGATGACACTTTCCCAAGTGTTGCCGAATTAAAAGACAACCCAGACTTAGCCACTCCCGAGTTCAATGATGTTGATTGGTCTGTTGACACTCATCGTGGTGCCATTGCTATTTCACAGGAATCGATTGACGATTCTCAAGTTGATTTAACCGGTTTGATCGGTCAGAACATCGGTGAAAAGCGCGTTAATACCTTTAACGCTGATATTTCAGCTGTCTTAAAGGCATTTACGGCAAAAACCGCAACGTTTGGCTCTGATACTTCGGTCGATGACATTAAGCATATCTTAAACGTTGACCTTGACCCAGCTTACAATCCTTCCATTGTTGCTTCACAGTCGTTCTTTAACGCTTTGGACACTTTGAAGGATAAAAACGGACAATACGTCTTTCATCAAGATGTTACTTCCGCTTCTAAAGGTACTTTGCTCGGTGTTCCGGTTTATAAAGTCGGTGATGCTTTGTTGGGTTCTAAGGGTGATATGAAAGCCTTTATCGGTGATCTTAGTCGTGCCGTTCTTTTTGCAGACCGTAAAGAAGTTAATTTAGCATGGCAATACAGCCCGATTTACGGTCAGTATCTTGCCGCTGTTCTCCGTTATGGTGTTTCTGCTGCCGATGCTAATGCCGGTTTCTTTGTTACTGCTTCTGTTGCTGCTTCAACTGCTTCAACTACTTCAACTGGCAATTAATTATTAAAAGCGACTAAGGCTTAAAACTTACGAACAGGGTGAAAAGCCCGTTAGAAAGGAAATGATATGGCAGATGATAGCGCAGTAACTCCGGTTGCTCCGGTAACTCCGGCGATTATGCAGGATTATTTAAAAGTCGAAGCTGATGAATCGGTTTTACAAGATTTAATAACTACTTCGGAAATAGAAACACAAAACGCAATTAATAGCGATATTCCGCTGACTGTATATCGAACATACTCGGTATTCAATCAAGCCGTTAAAACTTTAGTTGACTTTTTATATTTTTCAAGAGGTGACCAAAGCGATCAGAAAGTTGCTTATCCTTTGTCTTATCAGTTCCTTTTAAATAACTTGCGTTGGAAGGTGCTAAATGACTAGATTATTTAAACCTTCCGATTTGAATAAGCGTGGTCAGTTTGGAGAATATGACACAGTTATTAATCCGAATACAGGTGGCGAAGAAGATGGTTTTACTGCTTCTTTTTCTCGCTGGTATGCCGTTCGTACCCGTTCTATGAATCAGACTTATCAAATTTACGGAACGGATTTACAAGACACAGTCGATATTGTTGTTAGACATGATCCGAGTATTAAACCGCCTTTGTTATTCCAGGATAATCAGGGTAAACAATACGATATAGTTTCCGTCTCACCAGATGAGACTAGTAATCCGAACGCCTTTGATATTTTGACTTTAAAAGCCACAGTCCGGAAAGGAACGAATAAAAATGGTTAGTATTGTTGATTTAGGTGATTGGGCTGACAATCTCGAAAAAGCTTACGATTTACCGCTTAAAGATCAGGCTAGAATTACCGATGCCGGTGCAAAGGTGCTTAAAAAGAATATGGAATCATATATCAGAGAGCGACACTATACGAATCGTAAAACCGGAAACGATCCACATTTAGCCGATTCTGTTATAGAAAAGCCCACAAACATTAACGGGAGCATTGATGGAACTTCTACAGTTGGGTTTGATCCTAAAAAGGCTTATATCGCAAGATTTATTTCTGATGGTACTAGGCACGTGGTCTATGATGCTTCGGTTACAAGAACTAGACACGATAAAGCGGGTAATCTTTATGCACGTGGAGGTAGAAAAGCTATTAACGGTGATGATTTCATCAACAAGGTTCGAAATGCTTCTTTAAATGAAATATTTAAGGCTGAAAATGCCGAATACCAAAAGATATTAAAAGAAAAGGGGATTAGTGGCGTATGAGTTCTGTATCTGATGCAGTGGCAATCATTAAAGCCACTAATCTTACTTGGATAGATAACATCTATCCTTTTGTAATACCTAGAGGGCATTTAAATGATATTGATTCAACTGATTGTCTAGTGACTGAAAATGAAAATTTACCAGCCACTTACGGCAATGACGATTTTTCAGAAATACATCAAGGCGTAGAAATACGTCTTTTTTATTCGCATCATTTCAATCAGGACGCAGACGCTTGTGAAGTTGCTTTGTTAAAAGCCTTCATACACAACAACTGGTTTATTGATAATTCTGACGCACGTTATACAGACCCCGATACCGGTCAGGCTATTAAAGCCATATACGTATCACATAACAAATTATTAGGAGGTAGCTAATGGCTACAGTAGGTTTAAAACTCGTTCAAATGGCTCTTTTGGGAGCAGATGGAAAAATATTGGCTGATGCAACAAAAGGGTTGTCAGCCAACGGTGTTTATGCTGTTGACTCTGGCGTATTCAGTGCTAAGACAGCTAACATTACTGGTCTTGAAGCGGCTTCAACCAAGGTGTACGGCAACAACCGCGTTGTTGATTTACAGCACACAAAAGGCAATGCTTCAGTTGCTTTGAATTTTAATGCTTTGCCGCATGATATTTTGATGAAGATTTTGGGTCAAGTATCTGATGGTAAAGGTGGCTATACACAAGGCGACAAGCCAAAAGTCGCCATGTTGATTACAACAGATGCCCTTGCAGAAGATGGGCAGGTTTATTTTGGTTTTCGTCAAGGCGAGATTATCAATCCTGACTTTAATAACGGGACTGATACGACAACGGATACACGGAATGATGACAACTTGACTTATTCACCATTGGACAATCCCGACTGGAATAATAATCCTGGTAAGCTTTGGTATTCAAACGAAACAGGCTTTACACAAGACATTATGTTAGCCGATGTATTTCAAGGCTATGCTGCAGCCGCTCAATCAGCAGGCTAATTAAATATTGGAATATCCGAAAGGGTGTTCTTAAAGGCTATTCAACCATTCTCCGTTGGGTAGCCGTTAAGAGCATCTTTTTTTAATGCTCATAAGGAGAAGAAAAAATGAAAATTAAATTAACAATCCCACAGTTAAAAAAGGAATTTACTTTTAAGGATTCAACAAAAAACATTAAGGCACTTTCGAAAATGATGCGTATGACTTTTCAAGCACAAATTGATGGTGCCAAGCCACAAGCGCCTGAACCAAAAACAGACGACATGACACCTGAACAAATTAATGAACTTGAAATTAAGCGTATTCAAGAAAAGATTGAGATTTCAGAACGCGAAGATAAGCAACTAGACCAATTGATTTCTGGTCTATCTGAATTATTTGGCTTAGATGAAAAAGAGAAAGAACAACTTGAAGAACTTTCACCAGTTGAGCTAGGCGAATTGTTAGGGCAAGCCCAGTTTAGAATTAACAACCCTCAAGTTACTCAAGAAGATTATGACGAAATTATAAGTTCTGGTAAAACAAAAAAATCAGTGCCCGAGAAGGGCTAATGAACGCAGGCAACCAACTGAACGATATTTTGCTTTTTGAAAAACAGTGTTTAGTTGAGTTGCATTTATCATTTTCAGATATTGAAAATGCAAGTTTTTACGATCTGATCGAAGTCTTCAATTCTCGTAAAGAAGACAAGATTATTGATCCGTTGGAATTATTTAAATCATTAAACAGTTAAGGAAAGGATAAGCATGGTAGATATAAGTAGAGAAGCAGCCAATAAGGTTTTGCTAGACACTGCCGAAGCGGTTCAATCGATTAAGTCTTTAAAGACTGAAATACAATCAAATACGGCCGCTTGGAAAGCAAACGAAGCAATCTTAAAACAGTCTGGTGATTCCTTAAAAGCTGCTCAAACTCGTTACGATGGCTTATCTGAAACTGTTAAAAAACAAAAGGACGTATTAAGTGGCTTAAAAACCGCCATGGAACAAGAAGCCCAAACGACTTCTAAAAATTCCGATCAATACCAAAAGCTACAAACTCAATACGACCGTGCGAACACAAAACTTGTTTCTTTAACCAACCAACAAGAAAAAGCCAAACAATCGCTTGATTATCAACAGTCTGGTATTGCCAAACTCAATGACGAGATTAAGCAGTCTGAATCAGTGACCAACTCTTTTGTTGAGCGTTTGAAGGCAGAGGGTGACACAGCCGGTGCTACGAAGGCTAAAATTAGTGGTTTAACCGATCAACCAGGTAAGTTAAAAGATTTATATAGCAAGCAAGTAGACGAGTTAAACAAGCTAAAATCAGCCGAAGGAGATAATTCCGAAGCAATTGCTAAACAGACTATTCGTGTTAACGAAACAGCTGCCAAGATGGCAAACGCCACGAATAAGGTTAAGGAATTACGTGGCCAGACTGAAAAAAGATCAAGTGATGGCTTATTCAATGGAATAACCAGCAAACTTGATTCTGTGAATGAGAAGACCGACAGGGCTAATCATTTATTTTCTACAATCGTTGGTGCACATTTAGTTGCCTCTGGAATAACTAACGCTTTTCAATCAATAACAAATCATATAAGTGCTGCTGTTGATGCAGGTCTTGATTACGATAAAGAACAACAGAAAATGCAAGCCGTTTGGCTAACTTTAACTGGTAGTTCAGGCGCAGCCAACGCAATGGTTAAAACCATTAACGACTTGTCTGTTAAAACTGGTCAAGCAACTGATACTGTCAATGAACTAGAACAAGGCTTTTATCACTTGCACTCTAGTAAGACTGAATCAGATGAAATGACTAAGTCGATGTTGAACATGGCCGATGCCGTTGGCTTGAATTCTCAACAAATTCAATCAGTTACACAAGACATGGTTAACGGTTTGTCTCGTGGTAAAGCCAACGCCGGAATGTTAAATCAAATTAGCCAATACTTCCCGATGTTTCGTGAAAACTTGGCTAAGTACGAAAACGATGTACACCATAGCTCAAATATTACAACTGCCGACTTAACCACAATGGCTAAACAAGGCAAGATATCTGCTCAAGATATTGAAAATGTCTTCAATCAATTAGGTTCCGGGAAATACGATAAAGTTGCTGATAACATGCTTCAAACGATGGTCGGCATGGAACGAACTATTAAAGCTCGTGTCCCGGCCTTGATTGGTGATATTGAGAAACCAATCATGAACGCACAAAACCCAATCTACGCCGGCATAGCAAAGTGGGTTTCTGATCCTAAAGTTGCCAGCGAGTTTACACAAATTGGTGTATCTGCTGAAAAAGGTTTCAATACAATAACTGAAGCATTTTCAAAAGCTTTTGATCTTAAGTCCGTTCCAAACACAATGAACGACTTTTTGAAAAAGTTATCTACTGGAATTACTGACGTATCGGATGATATTGCTAAAAACGCTCCTGAAATAGTTAATTTCTTTAAAATGACTAAGGAAATGGGCGGCGAAGGCTTTAGAGTTCTAATCGATTCTCTAGGCATTGCTAACACATTGCTTAAGCCTTTTATGGGATTGGTTGCTGACCACCCGCAAGCAGTTGCTAAAACAGCCGCAAGTATTTTTCTTTTATCAAAAGCTTTCGGAGCGGTTAACACCGGTATCGGGTTTGTTAATACTACTTTAAAGACCTTTGACAAGATCGGTGATGGGATTAAGTGGGCTGCTAAAGTCTTTGGCATTAAATCAGAAACAGCCGCCTTAAAAGAACAAAATAAAGTTCTTGCCAAAAATAACGAACTTTCATCAGCCGAAGGCAGTAGTTCTTTAGGAACCTCTTCGGAAGGTGGCAAAGTCTCAAAAGATGTTAATGAAGTCGAAGACGTTGCTAAGGATGGAAAAGTTGCCGAAGATGCCGGTACAGTTGCCAAAGACACTAGCAAATTAGGTCTTTTAGGCAAACTAGGAGGTTTAACTAAAGCCGGTAAGCTTTTAGCTGGCGGCACTGGAGTATTAGACCTAGTCGGCGCTTCTACTGATTTAATTGGCATGAATAAAAAGAATGTCGGTACTAAAACCGGTTCTTTTTCCGGAAACCTTGCCGGTGGAGCAGCCGGCACAGCAATTGGAACGGCTATTTTACCTGGTGTCGGTACCATTTTGGGCGGCATGGTCGGTTCAATGGGTGGCGATAAATTAGGTGGAATGCTTGGCAAACAGATTCAAAAAGGTTTATCCAAGACTAAATTAAAACCACCTAAGATTAGTACAAAATCGGCTTATAGCAAGCTTGATAAAGAAGCCAAAGATTATTACGCAAAAAAGCAAAAGCGTGATACAGACGATGTTAAGTTACTTTATAAAAACGGTGATCTAACCAAAGCAGAATATACAAAACGTTTACAAGACATTCAAAACGAAGGCAAGTTGGGCTCGAAGTTTGAAAAGATGAGCCAATCTGATCGAACTGCCGTAACTAAGTATTATGCTCAACAACGCCAGTCGCTTGAAGAAACTTGGAATAAAAAGATTAGTTCCACTAAAAGTAAGTGGAGTAAAAAAATTATTGCAGATGAGAACCGTTACGGGATAGATTCCGTACAGGTTCAAAAGGACGAAAAGAACAAGTCCAAAGCCGTTAAAGAAGAAGAACGTAAAGAAAAATCAGCCATTAATAAGCTGACTTTAAAAGATGCCACTTCTACAACGGTTGCTGAAGCAAAATTGCATACAACACTTGCGGGCAAGATTCAGTTATCTTCTAACAAGCAGTTAAGCATTATGCAGAATCTTACCAAAAATAAAGGTAAGCTAAGTAACAAACAGCTTCAAGACGCTGTTAATGATTCTGAAAAAGAATATAAGCAAACAGTGTCGCTTGCAGATAAAAAGCGTGACGGCATTTATAAAGCAGCTTTGAAACAGTATGACCAAGTGACACAGGCTGCTGAACGTCAAAGAAAAGAGGTTATCAAAGCAGCCGATGACCAATATGATGATACCGTAAAGGCAGCAAACAACCAGTACAAAGGAAATTCAAAGTGGGCTGAAGAACAACGTAAAGCAGTAATTGATAAGGCTTTAGACCAAAAAGATAAGGCTACTAAATCTGCTTGGGATCAATATAACGGTGTTGTTGATAAGGCACAAAAGCAACAAAACGATACTGATAATGCTGCCAGAACGCAACACGACAAGACAATAGCTCACGCTAATGACCAGAAAAACCAAATTGTTAGTGCCACTAAGGAACAATCTAGGGGTGTTGTTAGTCATGCGGTTAATCAGGCCAATAGCTCAATGGAAGCATCATCAAAACAAGGTGGTGGCTTACAAGGGATTTGGAAAGGAATTTCCGGATTCTTCAATGGAATTGTTAAATTCTTCGGTCAAAAGGGCATTAAAACCAGTGACAAAGATTATAGCTATTCAGCGATGGGCATGCCGGCTTATTCAGTTGGAACCGGATACAACAATGCTAGACGGGCGCTAGTTGGTGAAGCTGGCATCGAAGCCAGGTATCAACCTTATTCCGGCAAAATCGATTTTGTTGGAACTCATGGCGCTCAAATAGTCGACCTCAATCCAGGCGACCACATCTTAAACGCTAGGGACACAGCAAAGCTGTTTAGTGGTGGCCTTGGCAAAACGATGCCAGGTTATGCGTCTGGGACTGATAGCCTTTCATCGTTTATTAGTTCTGTCGGTAAAGGTGCTTCGAATATTTTTGATAATATTTCCGATGCTGCCGAAAAGGTACTGTCTAAACTCACTGACCCTGTTAAAACTTTGGAAGGCATTGCGTCAAAAGCCTTTAATATCAACTCAATTGAAGAAGTCGGTGACGCTGGTCACCAGATTTCCAAAGGCATGGTTGATAGTGGAGTTAAGAGCATTGGTAGTTTTCTTAGTAAGTTAGTTTCTGAATCGGATGAAGACGGTGGAGGACAACACGGAAACCCGACCGGTACAAGTGTGCTTCGCTGGACAGACGATGTTAAACGGGCTTTGAAAGCTAACGGCTTGTCAACAAGTGCTTCAATGGTCAGCAAAGTCTTACGCCAGATTCAAACCGAATCCGGTGGTAATCCAACGGTTACTCAACATGGTTACACGGACATTAACACGATTTCCGGAAATCTTGCCAAAGGTTTGATGCAGGTTATTCCAACAACCTTTAACGCCCACGCTTTTCCTGGCCATAAAGATATTTTTAACGGTTATGACAACTTGTTAGCCGCTTTGGCTTATGCCAAAAGCCGTTATGGCTCATCACTTAGTTACTTAGGTCAAGGTCACGGTTATGCTAATGGTGGAATTGCCACAATGCCGTCAATATTTGGTGAAGATGGTATCGAAATGGCTGTCCCGCTGGGTCAGAACAAACGATCAAGGGCTGTTGAGTTATTAAAACAAGCCAATCAGATAACTGGTAATCAAGCGTTGGCGTCTGATAATTCCAAAGTTGAAACTTTACTGGGACAAAATAATCAGCTTATAAACGTGTTGACTAACGTTGTTGGTTCAATTCTGGGCGAAGTTAAAGCCGGTAATCAGAAATTAACACCTGGACAGCAAGCCATACTTACTAAAAACATTATCGGCATGATAGGAAGGAGTACAAACTGATGTTTAAACTAACAAATGCACGTGGTGAAACCGTTGATTTGAATACAAATAGTTTACGGGCTTATACTCCGACTGGTTTAGGACTAATTCTTAAAAATACCTATTCTGCTTATCAAAGTGCTTTTATAAAAACTCATACACAGATTGATGACCCATCTTCTAATCCGTTACAGCTATATATAAAGTTTGGTGACGTTAAAAGTCAGTCATATCAATCGTTTTCGGACTTTTCCGAGTTTTTGGCTTTTCAGCCTTATACATTGGAATACGATACTGATGCCGGAAGCTGGTATCGGGATTGTAATTTACAAAGTTTAACTAAAACGGAAATCGGTGGCAGTTCAATCGGTGCTTATGACCGTTTAAACGAAATTTTTATTCTGGAATTCGTTAATCCTTGGTATAACAACAAGTCTGTTGAATATCAGAAATATGCTGACGATAGCGGCTTGGCAATATTTGGAAAAGGTTACGTTAATCAGGTTGGGAATGTATACGCCTATTTATATGGTCAGTTTAGTTAATAGAAAGGAAGATTAATGTCATTAGACAATTTAAACAATTTAAATATTAGTTCTGCACAGTTAGAAAATTGGCTTAGTTCTTATGACCAATTTCTAAGTAAGTGGACAGTGTCTAGTGGTCAAATGGCAATTAATGACATTGGTTTAGTCGCTGGAAGTTTCGTGACTGACGATCCGCATATTTCCTACACACCACCAACGACCGGAACATCAGAAGGGCAGTTATTAACTGCCCTTCTGATGTTCCGGTCGTTG